GTTCTGCGTGCCAGATGTGTCGGCTGCAGTCACCAGGTTGACGCTGATCGACGCCGCAGCGGCGCCGTAGTTGGTGGCCGTGAACTTGTCGATGATCGTCGTCACGTTGGTCGCAGTGTACTGCGTGGACTGCGTGTCTTCGGCGACCTTGGCCGGGATCAGGGCTTTGGCGGTAACAGACATGGCCTATCCTTATACTGCTTCGGCGGCTAGTTCGATGTCTGCCGACGCCAAAATGGTAGTGGTGCCGATACGCCGAATGCCAACATCAATCGTCGCGTATTTAAGGGTGGTGGTGCTGACCAGCCAATTGCGCGTTGATGTCAGCGCCAGCCAAGTGTCGGTGGCCGAACTGCCGGCGCTCAACGACCCTGACACCAGGCTGGCGTACACTTCGTAGTTGGCTGCTTGGCCCGCCGGGATGCACCAGGCGTACAGCAGTGTGGCCCCGCCGCCGTTGACGATTTGGAACGCGCTGCCGCTGCTGTTAAGCTGGTACTGCGCCGACGCAGCGCCGCCGATATTGATGCCTGTGATCGTTACGGGGTTGACCGTGATGGTCACGGCAGACGCCGCCCCACCCGACGTACCCAGCAAGGATAATACCGCGCCGCTCATCAGGTCAGCCCCGCGCCAGTGATGGCCCACACGGTCGTACCCACCTTGACGCACGTTGCTAGGCCGTAGTTGGCCAGCGCCCGGGTGCCGGTGTTGGTCGTGCCAGCCTGCCGCAACGTGTCAGTCGTGATGGCGATGTTCTGGCTGCTGCCGCTGTTGTTGTAGATGACAACCGTCGCGCCAATTGGGAACGCCGCTGCGCTGTTGGCCGGGATCGTGATGCCACCGGTGGTGATCGAGATGTGCTTGCCGTTGTCGGTCAGCGCCAGTTGGTAGGCTGCCGTCTGGGCGTTCTGCGGTGCGCCGCGGTAGCCGATGCTCTCAGCGCCGACCGTGCCAGAGGCCACAATTGCCACGCTCTGCCGCAGCGACGTGATGTCGGTGTTTGCCCCACTTGCCGCCGCGCCAAGGGCGGTGCGCGCGTTGGCAGCCGTGGTTGAGCCTGTGCCGCCGTTGACGACCGCAACGACGCCAGTGACGTTGGACGCGGTGCCAGTGGTGTTGCCGTTGAAGGTCACGCCCGCCCCGATGGTGCCGCCGGTGATGGCCACTGCGTTGGCGTTCTGGAGCGCCATCGACCCAACTGTAGCGATATTGTCCACTGACCAGATCAAAGCGTCAGCCGAATCGGCCAGCACAACCTTGTACGAGGTGCCGGTGGTGTACCAGATGTTGGCCTCGCCGCGGGAGTCCAAGATCACCGGGTTGGTGTTGGCCACCGTGCCAGCGCCGGTCGTGAAGGTCGCCAGCGGCGTAGTCGTGCCGGCGGCGTAGGTGTAGACCCTGCCGCCGACCAACGGCGCGCCAGAGGCGTCCAGAAATTGCGTTTTGGGCGAGGGAGAAAGGACGGCCATTAATAGCTCCCATCTGAGCTTATGTTGTTGGTCACGGTGAGGATGATAGAAGGAATGGACGGATGCACGGCGGACGCAGCTTCTGCCAGAAGGATAACCGATGTGTCGTCCACTTCCCACATCAATTCGATATAATCTCCGGCGTTCAACTGAATGATGTAATTCCACGCCGCAAGAACTTCTGCGTTGTTGCCTTGTATGCGGATTTGGCCGGCGCTGTCCGGCACGTTTACCCCGTTCTTACGCAGCCAAATCCAGACCAACCCGACACCGCCCGATGTTTTATCAACTTGCGCGGAGAATTGCACGTTGTAGACGTTCAGCGTGTCAACGTAGATGCGCGAGGTAGGTGTGCCGCGGGTGACGCCAGACGACAGATCAACCGTGTTGAACGTCATCGCGTAGGCGGTGTTTATAGCTGCTGCCGTCTGCGTGGTGGTGTCGTAAAACGAGCCGTAGCGGCGGCGGGGCAACTGCGGTGTGTATGGCGGTGACACGGACAGGTTCTGGATTTCGGTTTGCAAGACCGCGATGCCCATGTCCGTCCCGGCGTCAGGGCCAAGCTGCAAGTCTTGCAGCGTGAAGTCGTTCTGTCCGCTGCCGGTCAGCCGGAACAGGCTTTCAAAAAACCGGAACCACTCACGGCTGACCAACCCTGTGTTCGGGTCAACCATTTGCACACGCGGCGGCGTAATGTTGGTGATGTTGACGGCGTTAGGCATTGGTGCCGCTCAACATCAGTTCGGCGTCAATGATGACCATCTTAACCGGGTCGGTGCCTGACAACTCGTACACGCGGTCGCGCAGTTTCATCGTCATGCCCAGGCGGCGCCAGATGGCGCGCTGGCCGTATTCGCCGATCCTGCCGATGGATCGCCAATATTCGTTTGACCATGTGTGGCCGCCGTCGTCCGACCAGCGCAGCATGACCTCTGGATCGGCACCCTGCACACGCGTTATGGTATCTGAAACCGCGTCAATGTAGTCGCCTGATTCTGTGATGATAAGATCGTCGTTTTCAGTCAGCAGCAATTCAGAGAAAACGTCGAACGGAGCATAGCCAGACAGGCCCACGCCGGACTCGAACATGATCTGGAGGCTGTGCTGCGCCGTGCGCTTCAGGTTGTTCTGACCGGTCGGCAGCGCCCGCCACGACCGCAACCACTTCTGCGGCGTGCCGTTGTCGGCGTAGGTCGTCAGGTCGAAGGTGTAGATGTTGGCGTTCAGGTGGTCGCCGATGACGATGTTGCCAAGGAAGTTGCACTGGTTGTTGCCGCGGTGGCGCGAGAACACGCCTTGGTTGAAATAGGCCCGCTCATGCCAAGCCCCCGTAGCAACGTCCAGCACCCACGTCGTGTTGCCAGACGGGAAGTTCAGGACGTAGAAGGCGTGGCCGTCCTGCTGGTAGGTGTAAGCCACCGCGTCGGACATATTGCTGTATTGCTGGATTTGCCACTCGACTGCGTGCGTGGACACGCGCTGGCCGACGTAACCGTTTGCCCGGTAGATGATACCCTGGCCGCGCGCGTCAGCGCCCAGCCAGAACACGCCGTTGTCCACTTTGGCGATGGAGTAGGGTGCGACGCAGCCAATCTCGTTAAACGCGCCTTGGATACGGGCCAGCGGAAAGTCTGCCGTGCCGGCGTTGTACCAGACTTCGGCGCTGTCCGTGCCGAACACCCAAACTTCGCGGTGGTCAACAATCAGCCCGACGATGCCGTCTGGAGATCCTTCGGCGCTGACAAAATCCAGCGGGTCGATCTGCGTGCCATCCAGCAGGCTGGTGACGTACAGCCGCTGGCTGTTGGGCGGGTTGAACACGAAATAGCCGTCGAGATAGCCGACCGTCACCGCGCCGGGGAAGTCAGGGTCGGTAACTTGCACAAACGTGTTGGTGGATTCGGTGTAGACGAAGGCGTCTGGGTTGCACGCGAAGATGATCTGGTCGCCGTTGTCGGCGATGGACACCGGCCCGGTGCCATTGACCGCCCCTAGCAAAACCGGCGTGCCGGTCAACGAGGACAGTTTGTAGACCTCGTTGCCCGACACGACGAAGAAGTCAGAGCCTTGCGTCTGGTGCGCCCACAACCCGCGGATCGGCCCGGTGCCAACGGCCTGCTGTAACTTCAGCCCAGGCGCGCGGTTGAGGAACGCAGGCATCTGCCCACCCTCTGGCACAACCTCTGGAAAGAGATTGACCATGCGCGCGTCCGCAGCGTTGATGCTGCGGGCGACATAGCTTGAGCCGAGGATGGGCGACTTCATACCGGTTATGCGATCCAGGGCAGCGGCGGGCTTACGACAGGCGGGTTGATTTGCCCAGCGATCTGTTGAGCAACATTGGCTTCGTAGGCGGCGACCGGTTCATTACCCAGCGCGTTTTTGACCCAGCCAACCACCTGATCTTGCGTCAGATCATCGTAGGGCGTGAACGGCGCATCGGGGTCAACCGTTACACCGACAGAACCATATGCGCTGCCGGTGTGGGTGCCATCCGTGCCGGTCAGCGTCCAGTGGACGGTGGAGACCACATCGGTCTTGCCGTCACGTTCGGGGTAAGCGTCCATCTGGACAACGGCCCAAGTGTTGGTAATCATGATTCAATCTCCTTAGTGAAGGTTAACCCACGCGCCGCCTGAAAACACTTGCAGCTTGTCGGTCGTGACGTTGTACAAGATAAGACCTTCTTGCGTTGCGCCACCGATAGCATCTCGTTGCGCGGTAGACATACGCGGCGGCAGAAAGCCTTTCGTCGTTGATGAAACGTCCAGTAGGGCAGAGGCATCTGGGCTGCTTGTCCCAATTCCAACGCTGCCTGTACTGTCGATACGCATCCGCTCGTTGCTGTTGGTTTGAAAAATCAAGGGAAACGCGCCTGCAACACTTATCCTGCCGGCAGTTACGTTGTGGTATATAAGTTGTCCTTCACCAGTATTGTTCCCAACAATGTTAGAAAGTACAACACCTGTTCCGGCGACTGCGAACTTACCGTAAGTGCTAGGTGAACTCGTCCCGATCCCGACGTTGCCGCTGCTGTCGATGCGCATCCGCTCAAAAGCATTGGTCTTAAATACAGTGTCGGCGTTGCCCTCGTTGGTGATGACCATACCACCCGTGCCGCTCTGGATAATATCCATGCCGCCGTTGGCACCGGCATAACGAATAATACGTGCTTGAAAGTCCCCGCCAGCAGCAGAATGGAGGTCAACATACGCAAGGCCGTTGCCGCTGCGGTTGGCACCAAGTTCAAGTTGAACATCGCCAGTTGAAACGCCAGTTCCAGTTAGAATTGACGCTCCAAAGTTTGCGTTTCCAATAACATCTAACTTTACAGTTGGCGAAGCGGTTCCAATTCCAACGTCGCCTGCGCTGGTTACGCGCATACGTTCGGAGCCGTTAGCAGAAATGGTAATGTTGCCAGTGCCGCTGTTTATGAGGTCAAAATTGCCGTTGACGCCGCTGTAACGAATAAATTGAGCGTTGAATATAGAGGGGTTGCCAGCAGAGTGAAAGTCTAGAGACACATTGGTGGAAATGGCCCGGTTCGCGCCAATTTTAACAGCCCTATCAGTTACAAGTGTGCCTGCAAGGTTTGCAAATCCACTGGCCATATCCAGGTTTGTAAATGGATTATTTGTCCCGATCCCGACGTAACCTGTGTCGGCGATACGCATAGCTTCGGTGCCGCCTACACTAAACGCAATGTTGTCGGCGGCAGGCGACCACATTCCTGTGTTGAGATCGCCGGTGAAGGTATATGACGGCGTGGCAACCGCGCCGAGGCCGTTAGCAATGTACGGTATGGTGTTTGCGTTCAGAATATTGTTGATCGCCGTGCGCTTGGTGACGCCACCCTGCACGACCGGCAATTCCTCAGTGCCAGCCAACGGGACTGTAACTGCGGGAAGTTGAGAGATTTTGACGTTAGGCATCGTCAGTAGTTCCCTGCAAAAATGTTGAACCGCTGACGGGTTGCCACAAGGCTGTACGGCATGGACATGATGTCGTCAGGGTTGTTGATGCGCTTCAGGTTGCGCTTGCTGGTCATGGCGATCCGCTGCACCTGGGGGCTTGGTTCGACGCCAAACTCTGGCGCCATTTCGCAGGCCAGATTGTAGCGGAACGCACGCAGATAGCCTGGCGGAAACGTCAGTTCGGTTGCCAGCAGCGCAGGCTTGGTCAGTTCTTCGACGGAGATGAAGTGCCACTCCAGCGCGCGGGTGGGCCGCGGGTAGATGTACATCTCAATGTCGGGGAACGTCATGTTGACGAAGATCACTTGCGGGAACGTCGAGGTCACGGTCTTGACCGCGATCCCGTTGTACTGCTGCTGGTTGATGAACTTGATGCCGTAGCTGATGCCGGTGCTGGCGTCGCGGAAGTAGGTGCTGTCGTCCAGCAACACCGGGCGGTTGCCGACAAAGTCGCCGGTTGGCCCCAGCGTGCGCGACAGCAGGCCCGCGGGCCATGTGAACACCTGATCCTGCGTAGAGAACACCGCCAGCCGCTCTGTGTTCCAGCTATCAATCATCTGGTTCATGGCGGCCAGCGCGTCTTGAGACGTTTCGGCTGACGGCGTTTCACCTTCAGCCAAGACACCCAAAAGCCGCAGTGACCCGTTGATGATGTCGCCGGCGCTGGTCATTGGTCAGTATTCCTGCTTTGCGCGGGGGCGTCCGCGCCGCTTTGGTGCCGCCATCTCGTTGACAAGTTCGTCCTCGTCGTCGTCCGTCATCACAGATGACGTGACCACATCGTAGCGTTCCCAGCCATCCATTGCATCCAAAATCGCTTCCTCGTTGGAGATCGCAACCTTGGCGCCGTGCGCCGGGTGAACCATGTAAATGACGGCCATAGAAAATCCTTAAAATGGGCGGCCCGAAGGCCGCCCACTTCGTTAGACGCAGTGGATCAGCGCAAAGTTGATCACGATTGCTTCCGACAGCGAACCGCCAGAAATGTTACGCAAGGTGATGCTGACCGAACCGGCTGCCAGCGAGTTTGCAAACACGTTGTACGAGCCGGCGGTAGCCTGACCACCAGCGATTGTGAGGATCACGGCGTCGTTGGCCGAAATCAGGCTGTTATTCAGCGTGAACGTGGCGTTGGTGGCCGTGGCCAACGAAGCGTTGTTCATGGTGATCACGCCAGCCGACTTGTTCAGCGTCACCGCCGTGCTTTTGCTCGTCGCTTGCGTGACGGTGCCTTGTGCGGCGGCGGTGTAGCCAAGCTGTTCGTCGGTCAAAATAAGCTGCGCGCCGACGATGTCTTGATCGCTGAAGGCAACGCCGATTGCTTTGGTGTTAGCCATTGTTTGTCTCCTGAAAAGGTAGCCCCGGCCCGAAGGCCAGGGCAAACCTCTATTAGCCAACGCGATACAGCGTCCAAGCGCCGGTGTCCGACTTGCGGGCAAGCAAGGCCGCGCCGGTCGTGACCGGGATGGTCATGGTCAGCGAACCCGACACAGTCCAGCCGGTGCCCGCGGCGATGACCGCGGTGCCGGACGACGTGCCGAGGTTGACCACGCGGAACATGAAGGACGTGCCGACCTTTTCCGAGTTGGACAGAACAGCTTCCAGCGCCGCCACAGTCGGCAGCGTGTAGGTCTGCGTAGCGGTGACGCCGCTGTTGGCCAAAATCACGCCGTTCAGCACCTGAGCCGGGGTGAGCGTGGCAGCCGCCGTGATGGAGATCGGAAGCGGGATTGCGTCGATAAGCGGTTCGTTCAGGTTGCCATCGCCGACCTGGTATCCGCCGCCGCCATTGGGGAGAGACATTGTATAATCCTTTCAAAGAAGTTGGCCCCCGGCGAACCGGGGGCCGGTTTCAGGTTAGCCCCAGACGCGGCAAGCCATCTGCGGACGGATCGTGCTAAAGCCGTACAGAACGTCAATACGGCAGGGCATACGGTCGTTGTTGATGTCGTACTGACGAACGATACGCAGGCTGATGCCGTTATGCACCTGACGCGACGCCATATCGACACCCTGCGGCAGCAGAAGGTCGGCGGTGGCGAAGGTGATGGCGTCCTTGTGGTACACCAGGTTCTGTGCGTACTGGGTGCCAGCAGCGCCAACGAACACGACAGCCTGCGAAGTGGCCGGCAGCGAGTTCACAGTGGCCAGCGCGTTGGTAGCCGAGTAGATCGGCGCAACGGTGATGTTGCCTTCGCCCGAGCTACCCAACGTGACGTTGGCCAGCGCGACGAACTGGAACAGCGAACCAGTGCTTTCACGGGTCTGCGGGTTCACAGCAAAGCAGCCGTTCACGGTGAACACGTCACCGGCGCGAACGGTGTTTGCGTTGCCAGCGCCGGTGATGGCGATGGTGGTGGCGCCTTCAGCCGTAACAGCCGCCGAAGTCGTGCCGCCGGTGGCGGTACGGGTGCCGGTGGTGAACTGCTTGATGGACTGCGACATGTTGATTTCTTCGAAACCAAGCACGCCGGTACCCATCATGCCGTTCTTGAACTGCTTGCTGATGGTGTCGGTCGGGTTAAACAGGCCCTTCATGCCTTCAACTAGGCCAGCGTTGGCAGCCGGGTTGACCGTCGCGTAGCGCGGCGACATCACGGCAGCGTTCTCGTTCAGCTTCTGCTGGGCCTGAAGCAGAACCAGCGAAGTGGACGGGGTGGTGCCGGGGGTGCCGACCGTGTTACCGATGGTGGCGTAGGCGTTGGCCACGTCAGCGTCAATGCTGGAAGCAAGCTGCGAGACACGCGGCTTCAGCACGCGATCTGCGAAGTCGTCCAACTGCATAGTCAGTTCGGCGGTCGTGAAGTTCACGCCGATGTGCTTCTGGTTGGCAACGGTCAGCGTGGTGAACTGCTCGTTGTCATCCTGCACCTGAAGGGCAGCGCCGTCCGTGACCAGCGCGCGGTCGGGCAGACGGATACGCAGGGTCGAACCGATCTTGGCGCCTTCAACAGCAAAGCTGTCGTCGTACTGGCGGTTGACGTTGCGGGTGAGCACGAGGTTGTTCTCAAGGATTTCGAGAGTCTTCCGCGTGATCATGTCGATAGTAAGAATCGAGTTAGCCATGGTAGTAGTCCCAAATTAACGGTTGCGTTGTGCCTCGTACTTCTTGATCTGCCGCATCCGTTCCGCTTCGATCCATTCCGACGTACTCATCGACTTTGTCGAACGAGGGTCGGTCGTATCATACGCGGGCGCGCCAGAAGCGCGGGCTGTGACAGGTGCAATCGGTGCCGGGGCGGTTGAAGTCTTTCTAACCGGCGGGCTTGAGGCCATGCCGGCTTCAAGTTTTCCGATCTCTTTTGCCTGCAAGATGGGCGGCAGCCGGGCAATGCGATCCGCTTCCTTCGGGTTGGAACCGAGCCAATACAGGACATCGGGGCCAATGTCGGACGCCTGGATGCTTTGCGCCATCGTCTCCGTGACGGACAGGTTGGGGTTGTAGGCGACTTGTTCGAAGTCGTCGTACCGATCCCGCGCTGATTCCTCACGGTCGTGGTAGCCATCAAGCAATGCCTGCTGCTGCTTGGCGGTTTCCCGCCTTGCCAACAACTCCTCCGCCTTACGTTCGGCCAAAGCCTCTGCGTAATCTTCGTAGGTGTTAAACTGGTCGGCGTTCAGATCAGAAGGCGATGCTGCTGCTTTCTGCGCTTGGGCCATTTCCAGTCTTTGGGCTTGCTCACGCTCCCACTTACGCTGTTCCCTTGCAAGCCGCTTGCCGACGATTGCGTCCAGTTCCTCCTGGGAGAAGGTCTTGGATGCTTCCTGTTCGACAGGCGTTTCCGGCGTCGTGTTTTCTGCGGGCTGGATTGCTGCCGTGGCTTCCAGTTCCGGCGCGGAGGCATCCGCTTCAGTTGGGACATTCTCGTCCATGTATAACCCCTATGGAGTTCCCGGTGAACCTCGCCGGTACGGTTACTGTGTGATATACTCTATACAGTATCTGTGCGCAACGTCAGGTCGAAAGCGCCCGTAGCTGCGCGTCGGTTAGACGCGAGGCGTAGTAGGTGATGGTGCGGACGTGGCCTTCAATCCTGTTGCCGTTATCGCCGCGTGCGCCAATGCGAAATTGGTCTACTACGGGCAGAGTAACAGATGTATCTGCCGTTCCCAGCACGCCATTAGTCGCGCCGTTTACATCGTTTTCGCGGTAAGCAAACGCATCACGAAACACCGTGTTGGGAGAAATTGGTGCGCTAGTTATTACTTCTGCTTGTGTTCCGACAGTAACTGCCGCTATAAAATGGTTTGCGTTGGCTGGATTTGCGTTTGTTAAATTAAGATATATTCTGTTAGTGTTAGTGCCATCTGAAGCTGTGTATATGCCTCTATTACCTGTTGTCACCAATACAGATGCCGACGCAACAAACGTCCCCTCAGTTGCGCTATACCAACTTGAGAAGTTTGTGCCGGTCATCACCGCTGAGTCTGTTCCTCTTGCGGGCGAAGTACTGGCTACGGTGGGGTAATAGCTGGAGGCAAAGAATGTGGCTTCAAGTTGCGCGCCCCAAGCAAAAATACCAGATGTGCCATCGCCGTCCGAAACAAGGCTTGATTGGGCGCTCCACCTTGCCGACAGCGCGCCCGTGGCGCCAGCGACCACAGTAAAAACGCACCTATACCATCCGTTACCGGCAGGCGTAATGGATGCGTTAGTACCAGAAACCACCGTGCCTAAAGTTAGTGAGAATATCGCAGTTACTGTTGGCGTAGCAAGAAGCGCAAACTCAATTTGGTCAAACTCGCCCGCTTTGGCGTATATACTAAATGTGTAGTTTAGTCCAATTGTTGCTGATCCGTTTTGCTGAACTCTTGTTTCAGATGCCCCAATACCTAAAGCTACCCCCGCATTGGGGACGTGCTTAAAGCCGGTAACCGTTCCATCAGGCGCGGTCGTTGCGTTGGCTATAGAATTATCAGCGTTTGTTTTTGTCCAAGCGGCATTTTCAAATTCTGCCGAGTACGTCAGCAAGTTTGCCCTTCCTGTCTCAATTAGAAAGCCCTTTGGCGCAAGCGTGACGGGATCGTAATCAAAACGCGGAACGTCAATTGCCGCCGTCTGGATCAAGCCATTGCTACCCACAAACGTGGCTGTAGTGGAGCGGGTGAACGTGATGCGGCTGTCCAACGGTGCGCCGGCCAGAAAATTTAAATCCAATGCGGGCGGCGGCGGTGGCGGCGCGCGACCTGTCGATAAAAACGTCGAGGATAACAGACCTATTGCTAGGCCGTTACGTACAGGAATGCCAAAGCTCATCGAATGTTGATCGGCTTTGCGTACATCGTGCCGCCGGCGCTGATCTGGATCGCGCTGACGCGCCACACACCGCCAGTTCCCTGCGGGACGGTGATCGGCACAGGCGTGTACGCAGGCAGCGGCGTGTCGCTGGACGTGGCGGTCACGCCTTCGCCCACCAAGACGTAGGCGTCAGTTGTACACCACACCAGCACGCCCTGCGGGCCAGCGTTCCAGCCGGTCACAGACCCGGCGGTGCCGGTGTAAGCTACGCTTTGCGTCGCAAACCCGGCGTCATTCAATGGGCGAAGCAGTTCCATAGTCGTTCCTTACGCCAGAAATTTGAGCTTATACAGCGAAGTGTAATACAGCCCGAAAATTTCGTCGATAATGTTCTGGAGCGGGGTACACTCCTTATCGACGACCTTATAGCGCATTTGCTCAAGGTCTTCTAGCTGGCCTTCAAGAAACTCGACCACGTTGTTGGTCTTTTTGGCCGACATCAACGAGATCGGCCCGATCAGGCCGTACTTGCCTTGGTAGGCTTCGGCAAACTTGTCTGCCAGGTCGATGATGCCGTCATAGAACTCGTTCAACGCAATGTGCTTGGCATAGCTGCGCGTGTTCAGGTGGGCGGAATGGGTCACATCCCGCGCCAGAAACAGCATCCCTACAAAGTCCGCGCACTTCATTCCATCATTCCTTCAGGCGGCATTTCGGGCTGCATCTCGGGCATTTCCGGCTGCATCTCTGGCTGCTCCATGTCGGGCATCTCGCGCATCTGCGGCGCCCCGCCGATCAGGTCGCCGGTGTCCAGCGCCGCGGCGATTGTACCCATCACAATGTCCTGAATCTGCTCTGGCGTCATGCTCTGCTGCACGGCGCTGATCCGCTTCGTCTCAGCGTCGTAGGCGTCCACTTGGGCCTTGTATTCCTTGATGTCCACCTCGCGCTGGGCAACGCTGTCCTGCACGTTGGAGATGATGTCCGTCATGCGGTTCAGTTCTTGCGTCATGGCCTCCATCTGCTGCTGGGCTGCCATCATCTCAGGCGACTGATCGCCTTCCGCCAGAACCTTCGGATCAAGAATCTTCTTGAACCGCGCTGCCATCTCCTGCGCGCCCGGCCAATCCATGTTCTTGATGAACAGATCGCCGGCCACAGTCCAAAGCTGCGGGTTGGATTGCAGGATCATCGACATGGCGTCCAAGGCTTCCTGACGCTTGGTCATGTAACCTGGGCCGGTCGTGACCATCACGTCGTAGGTGCCGATGCTGGGGTTGTAGACCTTCTCGATCATCGCGCCCATCTGGTCGCGGATTTCCTTGACCGGTTCCGGCTGCGACGGGTTGAACTTGACCATGCTGACTTCGCCGTCAACGCCGATGATGCGGGCGATGCGCTGCGTGTCGTAAATCTTCGGGATCATGTCCACGATCTGCCGGGTGATGTGGCGGATTGCACGGGCCAAGTTGTCCACGTAGTGATACGTACCCACGTCGCCCTGCTTCTCGCGGGCGAGGATGGCCTTACCAGAGCGTTCGTTGCCCTGCATCCCAAGGCTGGCGTCGTACTGGCCCGTGGTGCCCTTGATGTCGTCAGCAGCCCCCATCTTGGCTTGGATCAAGCCAGTCTGGGGCAACGGAGGAGGCGCGCGCTGGGGCAGGGGGAGGACAGCCCCGGCTCCATCCGTCACGTCGGGATTGACTTCCAGATACGGCCAATTGGTCGTATTGGCGGTCTTCCACTGCATTTCGTAGCCTTCGAATTGGCCGCCATAGCCAATGAAGGGTGCCTTGGGAGCCAGCGCCAGCATCTCGGCTTCTTGGCTCGTCCAGTAGTTATACATGCGCTGGGCGTCCTTGGCGTTCCGCACAAGGCCGCTGATGTACATC